GCTGGTTAATGAGGGGGCTGGTTAATGAGGATTGATATTCATTAACCAGCTCATTAATCTAGATTAATGAGCTGGTTAATGAATATCAATCCTCATTAACCAGCCCCCTCATTAACCAGCCCCCCAATAACATCTTTTTTTACTTCCTATTTTACTCTAATTTTACTTCCTACTTTTCAATCGCATTAACATACTCATTAACCCATCCTCCAACAAATAATCATGTAATATTTATTTCACATTATTATTTTTTATATTTAATATCTTGTTACCAATAACCCATCCAATAATTCCAAACCCATATCAAACATGGCAAACGCATATAGATAACAAGATTCTCCGGGACCCGTTCCAGTGAATTGCAAACATAGCTGGAATTGTGCTGATTGAGTATCAATACCTTGCATTTGTCTTTGATTATCATTATCATATCTATCCAAGGATAACCCACCTACGAATTTCTTTGCATCAGCGGTATCACTTGCATAAGTGCATAATGAGTTACAATATAATTCTTTGGTAAATGTGCTTCTCATGCCTGGGACTGCAACAGTATTCATGTATCGTTCCAAATGAGACAATACCTCGGCTCCAAAAATTCTGTCAGTTGTTTCAATTCCTGACTTAATATGAGAAGGCGGAAAATCTTCTCCATTGCAACTAATATACCATTGGTCAAGCGGACCCGACGTTCTTGTAGTGACTGCGGCGTTTAAGTTTGTTGCGGCAATAGCGCCGTTACTAGTTTGTCCATTAGTTAGCCACCATATGATACCTTTCATGGAACTAAATTGAAATGCAAATTTATCACTGAATGACGTTGAATTGGCGTTGAGTGTTCTTTGTTCTCCTCTGTATGACACAGCGGGAATGATAAGGGGTTGTGACAACATTGCTTGTTTCAACATATTACTCACTTCACCAGAAAGTGATGTAATACATGCATTGTAATAAAATTCACTAATTTGGTAAGTGACATTTGATAATGCAGTGCAAACGCCAGTTGAACCACTAATAGAATCAGGGGTTCTTGTAGTTAAGACTTTAGTTGCACTTTCCAACTCAATCTCTACATAAATCTCAGCGGAATTTAACCATGCTAAAGGAATTGCCTTATCGCATAAACTTCCAAGCAAAGATGGAAGACAAAAGGCAAAGTCATATGTAACAGTGGTTGCCACAGCCCTGCCGTAACTGTAATTGTTCGTGCCAATCCCCCCAATTTCATCAACTAAAAGATTAATTGACGCAGCACCCCTATCAGCTGGACTACATTGCATATCAAACAAGGCGTTATATAATCTGTTTGCATTGGTTATATTTTCAATCATTGAACTGCCATGATAAATGGTTACTCGTTTAATGATAGAATAAATAGAACTGTCTAATCTCACAGCACCTGCAGTGCTCGTAAAAGTAGGCTTAATTTTTCCAGAGAAAAAGGAATCTTGTCCAGATAAAAACATGTTGTTACCAGTTGGAATAGAGATACGAATCACATCACCATCGTTATAAGTTGAATTGTCACTACGAATTTTAGAATAAACTGCCGAACCAGATTTAGATGATGCGGGTTTATTTTCTGCAAAATTAAATGAGGGAGGTAATGAAACTACAGACATATATAATTACTAACAATAAAAATATTTATATTTATCGTTAATTTATTATTATTTTTTGAAGATTTTTGTATATTTCATTATTATGTCGTTTTACAAATAAATTGTCATGTTGTTCCTTAAATACATAATTGGATAATTCCATAAAATCCGCTTTTTTAATATTTACAAACTCTTTTCTTAATGTTTCTAAATCATCATTATTTGATGGTTTAAACATTACCAAATTCGTTATTTGTCTTCTCACTGTTTTTGGAACATCTATTAAATCCTGAACCAATATTAAAATGGAAAGGGATAAGTGTCTCCTGTTTTTACTTAATTCACTCAGTATTTTCAAAATGGTTTTATCTTTTAAATATGCACTACAATCATCTAAAATAAGTAATTGATTATAATGTTTATCTTTGTTTTCATCATATTTTTCCTTGTTTTCTATAATTTTGTCTTGCACTTCATAACTCATGTTGTCAAATACACTGTTCGGTTCTAAATCAGCCAAGGGATTATTTTCTACTGTTCCTTGTGATGATTTGGGACAAACATAAATGATGTCCTTAAATACTCGGTAATAAATATTTTTACCTTTGGGTTGTTTTTGTAACATATTAAATAGAAATGTTGTTTTACCTGAACCTGGCGGACCCGTGATTAAACTAAAGAAAGTCTTATTATCAAATGGTGGATATATTGTTTTCTTTGTCAATGGATTATCACAAGTCATGTGAATATTTTTCAATGAACCATAATGATTTTCTTCCAATTCAAACTTTTTATTCATTTAATATATATTATACTATTTTTTTAATCTCACTATTATTATATGGGAAAAAATAATACTACAAAAAGTTCTTCTAAAATAGAGTCACACATTCACAATAAAATAATTATAGGTGAAGTTCCATCTAAAAAAAAGAAACGAAAAACGAAACCACGGGCTAAAAAGATTATACCTAATAAATCTAATCCATTTAATCCAGTTAGTGATAATTATACCATGTCTATTGGACAAGCAACATTGAGACCTTCTTTTTTCAATGGACAATCTCAATCTCAATCACAAGCTCAATCTATACAACAACCAAGCAACCCATTTAGTAGAGGACAGCCTATGTTTAGTGCATCAGCATATAATAGTAGGCCACTCATTCAACCAAAGGAACAAATCAAAGAAAAAGAAAATGTTGTAAAGGCAACAGTCGAACCTGTTGAAACAATTGTTGAACCTGTAGTTGAACCTGTGGTTGAAGAATCTGTTGAACGTATTGTAAAAAAGCAACCATCAAATACTCCAAATTCAGCATTAAAATTATCAAGAAAAGAAATACAAAAATTAGCAAAAGAACATGGAATATCTGGAAGATTATCAAATGATACTATATTGGAATCCATCAAGGAATTATATGGGGAAGGTAACCCAGACATTGTTACAGCAAAAGTATATGATGATGAAAAGTATGAAGAAGTATTTGAAAAACCAAAACCAATTGCAAAATTATACAAGAATGATTTTTTTGAAAAAGAAAAGAATAGTAATTTTGATGGCATACCACTATTGCCTCCAGAAATAAAAGTAGAACATATCAAAGAATATAATGATTTTTATGAAAAGGAAAAAAATAGAGATTATAGAAACAGGAATTTATTTGATGGACAAAGCGCGGAAACAGATGTAACTCCTGATTTATATTTTGGGGATGCATCAGCTACGCCAAATAATGACAATGATAATAATGACAACAATAATGACAACAATAAAAAACAACGGGCAATGCAAACATCAACAACTGAATATGCAACATATCCACCACTATCATTTCTTGCATCTCCTGATAAAAAGCAACGTGCCATGGAAACATCAACATCTTCATATGCAACATATCCACAACTATCATTTCTTGCATCTCCTGATAAAAAGCAACGTGCTATGGAAACATCAACATCTCAATACGCAACATATCCACAACTGTCATTTTTGGAATCTCCTGATAAAAAACAACGGGCTATCGATTCATCACATGTATATGCATCGCAATTAGATTCAATGGCTGAAGTGAATATGAAAGTCAAACCAAAAAAACCACCTAAACCACCTAAACCATCAAAAAAGAAAACAAGACTCATTATCACAAATGAAGATGAATTTGAATTATAAACTTTGTTATAAACTTTGTTCCTTTTTTGTCACATTCACATTTATCCAATCAAATTCATGTCCTAAATTCAAATCCTTTTTTATCAAGTCTAATTTATGTCTTGGTGGCCTTGGCATTCTTGGGTTTTTCATTTTTGGTTTTGTTGTTCTTGTTTTTCTTACTGGTTTTGTTTTTGTTATTTTTGTCATTGTTTTGTCACTATTTATTTTTTTTGTTTGCATTGGTTCATCAACACTTGTTAATTTCATTTCGTTACCATTTCGTTTAATTATGTAACAACCATTTTCTTTTACTGCATTTTTCATTTCTAAATAATGAACATGTTTTTTAGATGCTAAATGAGTTTCCCAATAATTTACTCCTATAAATGTCTTGCCACATTGACAACAACCTTTTTCTTTATCTGTTTCCATTGGATTATTTTTATTTGTGACATATGCCATGTGTTGCATTGATGTGAAATGAGTTATTGAATATTCACTACGTCTATAAACTCCTCCACATTCGCAATAAATTATTTCATTCATTTTATAGTATTATTATAAAATTAATTGTAAAAGTAAAACGAACCTTTGGTAAAAGTAAAACGAACCTTTGGTAAAAGTAAAACGAACCTTTGGTAAAAGTGAAACGAATCTATTGTGCCAACAATTGGGTTTGTTTGGCTATTTCGTCACTCGCTCTTTGTCCTGATTGCATGTCATTATTCCCAAATGAAATAACTTTGTCTCGTCGAGTTGGCCTGTAACCCCATTTATCAACGCCCAATCTTATGGCCTTGTCCGCCACTTTTAACCCTGCAACGCCTCCCAAAACAGCAGGCGCATATGGCCCCGCAGCGTATGCCGCAATAGGGGCAAGTTGAATTGCCGTATTCAAAGCTTTCCTCCCATACACGTCGGCAAAATTCCCCGCCTTCAAGGCAAATTTCTTATTCATAACGGGCATCTTTCTACCAAAAAGTCTCATGATATATTATAACAAATAAAATAATTATCCTATAACTAAGTTTATTATTTTAATAAAGTTATTCCAAAGGTTGTTTCACTTATACATTATTTTCATTTCCATTTTCATTATTATTGTTGTTTTCATTTGCATTTGCATTTTCTAATCTATCATCTATACCATTATTGTTTAAATCCAATATTTGAGGGGCTTGATATGTCATCTTATAAGCAAAAATCAATCCTAAGGACAAATAATAATCTGTATTGTTAAAATCTACTAAAATCCCCGATTCATTATATATTTTCACATTAACATAAGATATGAAATTTTCATTTACTCTAAATTTGGAATTATTGGTATTGGTATAACTTTGTGATGAACCAATAAGCACATCTACATTGATATTTTCTATTATGTTATTATTCTGTGACTGTTTGCATGAGTTACTTGACAAATTCACATTTTCCAAACTAATGTACAAGCACTGTGTTCCTGACAGGTTTATTAAATCGGGGCTGATTAGTGTTGTCACATATGTTGCCGTTATGGCTGAATTAAATCCAAGCACTTTCAAACAGTTATTTACTCCATTAATCAAGAAAAATTCATGACTACCTGACGATGTTATGTTTATTTTAAACAATGTGTCTAAATAAATAAAATCCATGTGATGAACCGCTGTTGCCGTATTCAAATATTCTAAAATTGATGTGATGCTATAATTTCCATATGGTATGGTTATGTCAATGGTTTCATAAATACCCGAGTGATGAACTGAATAATAAAAATGATTATTGCTACCATTTATGTTGTAAAAAGAATTAATAAATTTGAATGTGTTGAGTTGTATGTAACAATCCACATTTGATGGAATAAGTATTTTATTTTTCAATTCATAATTAATATCGCTTTTCAAAGAACCATTATTTAAACTGGTATATTCATTACTCTTCAAAAATATAGTCTGTGGTGAAATTGTTGTATTGTGTAGAACCATTATTAAACTATATTATCAATAGATTTTATTCTTTGTATAATTCGGGTTATCAATTATATAAATATTCTTATCATTTTTCATATAATCTTGTTGATCTAAAAATATTCTGTGACGAATTGATTTTTCATGTAATTTTACATAAGATGGATTGGTTGCATTAAATATACCCCCGCAACCACATCGGTATTTAAACATTTCCCCAAATTCCATATATAAGTCACTATAAAGTAAGTCCGTCATGTATAATAACATTGTCTTGTTTCTCTTTAAGTTGTTTTTTCAATTTGTTATATTCTTTTTGTTTCATGCATCTATATGCATTCAAGTCTTCCTTACTTCTATACGATTTTCTCATATTCAGTGTTGCACACAATTCACGTCTCCAATATTCTTCTCTAATTCTCGCATCTTTTTTTGAAATGTTTTCATGAGTTTCAATCGGTATAATTTCCCAATTATCCAATCCTCCATTTGCTCTTATTGTTTGATACAGTTTAAAATTATGGTGACTATTCTTTATTTGGTTACATGCATAACCATGGTCATTCACTCTTTTACCAAAAGAATTGGTTGAACCAACATAAATATCTCCAACTGAATCATCTAAACAACAAATCTTGTATACTGTATATACTTTCATTATATATATATACAATATTATATTTTTCTTTAAATAGTTTTTCAACAAAAGTATTTAAATTTAAACAGGTTCAATGTTAATGGCAATTTTACGATTTCCTCCATCAAATGAATTCATGAAAGCTAAATTGTGATTTAATAATTTCAAAGCAAAATCACATTTCTCTTCAGTATCATAATTTGGTTTTATAATGTGATTATTTAATAAAAAAGCAAACATAGCTTCCCAATTTAAATAAGGACATAATTTTTTAATCCAATTTCCAAGTTTAATTAGTTGCAGGTCTTTGGCCTGACTAAGACTTGCGGTAGTTTCTTCTTCTTTGGTATAAATACTATCATTTTCATAAAATACATTGATTTTATACATTGTATATATATATATATATAATATTATATTTTTCTTTAAATAGTTTTTTAACAAAAGTATTTAAATTTATTATTTAATGTAATTATTCTTTTACGTCTTCTTCAACAATTACAGAGAGTGCTTGTGAATCCTGTGCCTTGTCAAATTCTTTTTTCAAATTTGCTTGTTCTTGTTTATATGTCTCTAAATATGTTTCAGCCTCTGCATCCCTGCCATTCAGTTTATGGTAACAATACATTTTCAATTCATAACTAAATAGGTTACCTATTTCTTGGTCAACTTTTTCAAAGGTATATGATATTTTGTTTGCCATTTATATAGTTCATTTAGAAAAAAAATAATCTAAATCTAACTTATAGAATGGCAAATCGCAAAATTCCAAGATGTTTGTATGCAAGTGATGATGAATCATTAAGTGAAGCAGAACAAGATGATGACCTTAGTTTAGATATTCCTGAACATTTAATTCCTAAACCTGTTACAAATCATGTTGCTAAACCAGTTGAACAAGAACCAATTAAAATAAAACCAATTGAAAAACAAGAACCAAAACCAAAGAGACCATATAAGGGCAGAACGTTGGAATCAACCAATTGCCCTCATTGCAATAAAGTATTTAAATTACCGAATTGTTTAAATACTCACATCATAACAGGTTCATGCAAAGTATTGAAAAAACAAAAAGAATTAGACATACAAGAAAAATTAAAAGAATTAGAAATTATCAAATCAAAACAACAACCAACTCATAATGTAGATGAATTACCATTAGAAAAACCAAAATTACAAAGAACTAAAAAAAAGGTTGAATTATATGATGAAGAAATTGACAATATTTTAAATAGTGTTGAAAATGAATTAGAAAATACAATTCAAAAAAAAAAACAAAAAAAAGTTAAAGAACCAAAACAACCAAAAGAACCAAAACAAAAAGAACCAAAACAACCAAAAGAACCAAAACAAAAAGAACCAAAACAAATTAAACAAATTGTAGAACAACCTCAACAACCTATTTCAAAATCACTTGTTCCATCGTCACAAAATAAAAACAAATATGTTTTTAAATTCAATTAACTTTGCGGACTTCTTTTATATATCTATAATAAAAGTCCCTATAAGTTGTCATAAATTTGTTTCATATTGATTCACATAGATTTACATGTTTTTTTATAATTTAATTGAAAAAAAACAACATTTTAGTATAAGATTAGTAGTAATTTTATTTGATTTATTTATATTAGGATAGTATATTAAGTATGGATAAGTATGGATAAGTATGGATAAGTTAGGATATCGTGTTTTCATAAATTGTTTTGGTTCTCCTTGTAGAATCAAAAACATTGCACTACCCCTGGTAGTGTTTTGGATTAATATGCACTGTGCAAGTTCATGAATCACAGGGGTAGTGCATGTTTGGCCATATTATTAATGGGTCTGGGTTCTTTTGTGTTTTGCGAGTATCTTAACTTAATTTATCTTAAATTATCTTAAATTATCATATTATGCTATACTAATTATGTTAATGGTTATTAAAATAATTAATTTGAAACAAATTTATTGTCAATTTGCAACACATTTGTAACATCATGCTGACGCAGTTTTGTTGCTTGATTTTATTTTTTCATAATATTTATGTTTTGCTATTTTTTGTCTTTCTATTTTTTCTTCTGGTGTTAATAATTTACGTGGTTGTATTTGTAATAATTCTTTCTTTTTTTCATAATATTTTTTATTAGCATTTGCTTTTATTTCTTTTATTTTGTTTATTTTTTCTTCAACTGTTTCATCATCAGGTTTCTCTATTTTTAATGTTTCAAATAATTCTTTCTTTTTTTCATAATATTTTTTATTGGCAAGTTGTTTATTTGCTTTTATTTCTTTTATTTTGTTTATTTTTTCTTCAACTGTTTCATCATCAGGTTTCTCTATTTTTAATGTTTCAAATAATTCTTTCTTTTTTTCATAATATTTTTTATTGACAATTTGTTTATTTGCTTTTATTTTTGTTTTTTCTTTTTCAACTATTTCATCAAAATAAGCAAATAATTCATTTTTAATACTATAAATATATATTGAACTTTCTTTAAGTTTTTTTGATATAATAATAATAATTTCATCCAATGTTGTTTTATATTTTGGCCTTAAATATTCTGGATACATTTTTAATGCAGTTGATATGGCTGATTTTATTTTTTTAAAATTAGTCCATAATATAGGTATTGTTTTGTTATTTAAACTGCATTGATTTATCACCTTTTTAAATTCACTATATGTCTTTAAATTGTTTATATTGTTTCTATTTAACCATTCTTTTATACATTCAAAATCATGTTCTACATAACATTCATTTGTATATATGTCAATATATTTTAATCCTTGTGTTGCATATCTACCATTTTGTGTATCCCATGCAGGTAACCGAATAACATCATTGTTGAATAAATAATCAACTGTCATAATTTCAGGAATTGTTGCAATTGTTTGTTCCATTATATATTACATTAGTATAATTCTTTAAGTTGTTTTATTAAATAATAATTAATTTTTCCTAAAGTATTCATTCTTTAAATAATTCTGGAACATTGTGTTTATTCACAGATTTGCAAACATAACAAGTATGTCCATTTATTTCAATTTCTTTATTTCCAAAAGTATAATCAAATGTGTCAATAATTTCATAATTAAAACTTGTTGCAGACCATTCTAACAATGCTAATTCTTGTCGTAGATTTAATATTTTATAAATGAGTTTCTTTTTAAACTTTTCATCTTCATATTCATTTGCAGTCATACCATATCGTTTGATATGATAATACTCTTTGGTTTTTTGGTTGATACTATTTTTGTTTTGTTGATAATATAATTTACTCGTTGATATTTTTGGGGTTTCTTGTTCTTTTTCCATATTATATTACATATATAATTAATTTTTAAGTTGTAATTAATTATATTATTATGTTTCATTAATGGTTGATTTAATCAATGTAATGAATTTCTGTATCATTCTTTAACAATTCAGCTAAATCTCTTAATGTATCTGCAACTAAAGTGTCATATTTTACACACCATAAATAAAATATATGTTGTCGTTCAATAACACCACCTGATTTATATTCAGTTGTTTCATCCATTTCATCATCATCATCATCATCTGGGTTATTTTCTCTTAACTGATATGCCACATCTTTTGACATGTATGATATTAATTTATGAATGAAATTGTCATTTTTATGCCACTCATCATTTAACTTGTAATGAAATATTTTTTTTCTTTTGTTGGAACAAATAATTGGTCTTTCATTATCATTAAAACGATTCAAATTTAATAAAATAGTTCGTGCATAATATTTTGATAAGGATTTCATGCCTATCATTTTACTGATTGGTATAAATTCATAACCAGCACACATCCAGTCAGTTAAATTCATTGCATTACCCATTGTTTTTCTAATACTTTTTGTTACCTTCTTTCCTCTGGCTCCATTCATCAATGTTTCAAATTGGTCACTTGTTAATACAATTGTTTGGTTTTCGCTCAACATCTTATATATATACTATAGATAAAAATTCTTTCTAAATTGTTTTTTTTTATATTATATTAATTAGTCCATAGGAATTAATTGATATATTTGTGTTAAATAGTTTGTTGATTGATTTGATTGATTTGATTGGCTTCATCTAACTTGGCTTGCTTCTTGGCATAATACCTATCTGTTGATCTTTTGTTTTGTTTTTCTCTAAATACAGGATCGTGTTTTTTTTTGTCATAATATCGTTTGACACATTTGGTAAATGTATCCATGTGTGATAATCTCCATTTCTCTTGTGTTTGTTTTCGTGCTAATTTTAATTTCAAATACTTGGCTTTGTAATCAATGTCATCATTTGTTGCATTATTGGTTGCATTATTTGTTGCATCATTTGTTGCATCATTATTCTCATTTCCTAAATGGTTTACCATTATTGATATATATATATAATATATTATATTTAAATCAATAATTCATTTATATACTATATCATAGAAATGAATTTTTAAATACTAATTTAATGAATGTTTAAATACTAATTTCATTCATGAGTTTTGGAACAACAACAATGCGGTTAAAACAACCTTTTAACTTTAATGCAGTATCAATATTTGCTGTTGTAAAAATTAAATCATATGTTGTATTACGTGCTCCAATAAATTTGATGACATTAATTTTATCAAGTTGTGATGTAGCATCAACTGGTATGCCCTCCATAATTACAAGACTACGTTTAAAAGGATGATTATTATTGTAACCTGATGTTTCATTCTTGGTTGTAAATTCTTTCCATGAAGAATAATAATGAATATTGTTAATATTTTCAAAGAATTTAAATGAAAATGGTTTTTTTGAAGAAATGTAATGTATTTCGCAATAATATTCCCACGAGTTTAAAATAATATCTCCAATTAATCCAACTGTGCCTTTTTCATGAGACATAAAAATTCTTAATTCGTTTTTGTGTTGCATTTGTTCATCTATTTCCAATAAAACATTATCTAAACTATTTAATGAATCAACCACATTTTCATCTTTACATAGAATTCTGCAAACTTCATCTATTTTTATTGATTCTTCTGGAAATTGTGAAAAAAAGGTATTATTTATTTGTTCCATATATACTATACAAAGAAAATAATCTTTAAGTTATATTCCTAAATACATTATATATCTAATGAAAAGTCCCGTTTTAAAAAGCATACTTGGAATTATAGAAAACAATGGAATATTTATTACCTGTAAGGTCTGTTGTATTCCAATGTTCATATTTAGATGCATCAAATTGAACAGGTTGTAAATTGGTATCTACTGTATGAGTGGTTCCATTTATGTTGATACATAAATTGCAATTTGTATAATCTCCAAATGAAACAATGACAGATTCACCAATATTTAAAGTATCAATATGTTTTGGACATACAACATTATGATTTACATAAATACTTGTGAAATTTCCATAACGATTAGCTAAATGTTTCAGTTCTTTATATAATTCTGGATATAGAGAATCAAATCGGGAATTTGTTACTTTTCTACCGAATCGTTGTTTAATAATTCCAAAGGCAAATGCTCTGTGATAATTAAAACCCCTCCTACTTGAAATTCCTGATTTGATAGGAATTGAAATACTTTCCAACATGTCATGAATAATATTAATGTCATCACATGACAGAGAAGGATGATATGTAATTTCTTTGATTGAATTCATTATATTTATGCAATTATAATAAATTTGGAAATTATACTTCAAAGGTTGTTTATACATCAGGTTCAGCCTCACAAGCATAACAAGTAAAATAAAAAGAACCAAAAGGTAATCCAGTCCCAGTCGTCGATTGAACTACACCACCACTTGCATAATTTCTGTTAAATGTTAGAGTTAATTCAATATTTTCTTGAGTTTTAGCCCAATAAATGGTATTACTGTTATCAGTAATGGTTTGTGATGTATTGGTTGAAGCAGTAAATTGTCCAAATCCAATGTATGCATTTTTAGTATTTTGTTGAGTTTTTTGATTGTAACCATTGTTATACCAATTTAATCCAGAAACCAATATGATAGGAATAAGGTCACTTGAATTAGATGTCCATGAAGTTCCAAACCCAACCATATTAATGCTGTTAAGTTGTAATGCAAAGTATTGATTTTCATCAAATACTTTTCCTCCCAATACATTTCTCATGTTGATAAAATATGTTTGTGTAATTCTTCCACTGCTCCAATAACCACTGTCAGTTGAAACAGCATCCGCATTTGTTTCACTAATGTCAGTTGTTTTTAGTGACAATTTAGATGACAAACCTTTTTTTTTAAATTTACTTGGATTCATTATATAATATTGAATAATAAAAAAATAACAAAATAACAAATGGAAACATTGTTTAAACTTATTTTCTAAACCTATGTTATAATGGAATACAACGGTTCGTTAAAAAACAAGAATGTTGAAAAGAAAATCATTGATATGGTCTTGGAAGAATTAAAGAACAATTTTCAAAATCCTCAAGAGTTAAAACATAATTTGGAAATATTGAATGAAATATGTAACCTCATTGAAAATGCAGTTCATGACAATAAAATAAAGAAAATAAACAAATTGGATTTATGTTTAAAAATATGTAGTTGTGCATTTCAACTGAATGATGCAGATAAACAAATAATCATGCAAAATGTGGAATATTTGCATAGCAATGGTAAAATTAAGAGAACCAAATTAATAAAAAAGGTTGTAAACATTTTAAAGGGTTTATTAATAAAAGAAGCAAAAAAGTAAGTTTAACAACCATCAGTGAAAATATCCAAACCAAAGCCCAGCAAAATGTGTTATCTATGTGTTACAATCATATTGCAAATATGGTATTGAATAAATCATTGAAAAAAATGTATTATTTCAATTTAATAAAATATGGGTTATTACAGTTTGGATTAAATAATAAATGGTTATTATTGGTTGTGTTATTATTGGCGTAGCATTTTATGTTATATATCTATAACTTATCTTTTTTCACCATATAAACAAATTTTTCTAATATATTCTCTCTGTGCTAATGATTGATTACAATATTCCAAATGGTCTCCTTCTGGGTTCAAGCCTGTAATAACCATATTACCAGAAAGGTCATAGGATACTCCCATTAACTCGTCATATTTCGCAAGAAGTTTGGGGAATAATGAACAATTTTTGTGTTTTAAAAGGGCATTGTAAATGATTTTTTCGGTTTGAATAAGTTTAATGTTATTCTCGTAATTCTTGATTTTATCTTCATACTTGGTTTCCATTTCAAAATCCACTAAGTTTAATACTTTACTATACACTTTCCAATTATTTAAATTATTTTGGACGGAAGCAATACGCTCGTCGCAAGAGGCAATACACTTGGTAATAGTTTCGGCGTTCATTTTTTGAATTAATAGTAACTGTTTCTTTTATACCTTATCGTTCTAAGGAATAAAAGAATTTCAATTTTTTTTAAAAATTAATGTAATCAATTGAATGTGCATCTAATGGGTCATTCGGTCCAACAAGAACTTTCTTTTTTCCTCCCAACTCATAACGTTTCAATAATGAAATAGGGTCATTTCTATTTTTGATGTCATATTGATTATCAGGAACTCTTTTTTTGTTGATTATATCCAATGGTAAGGTAGGTTTATTCACAGTGATGATTTGAGAACTATGTTTTTTACCATGTCGTTCAGCAATACTAGCCCCTAAACTGTGGCCTATTGATGTAATATTATCTTGGCCATATTTTTCCTTGGCTTCCTTGGCTATTTCTCGGCCATGTTTGAATCTTGCATTGTTTTTAAATCCAAATAACAACTGTGCATCAGTTCCAACATCTTGTATAGTATTGGTTCCTCTGTGTATCAGATATGCTTTGCCAGTTGGGTTATAATAAACTTGTGCTCTCTGTCCTGAAAGAGAGTCATCTCTAAAATAGTTATTTATTTTTTTGTCTTGAACCTGTGGCATTTTATATGAATTGATTAATAAGTTTTTGACTAATGGTAAATTGAAACCATTGTTGTCAAGAATTTCAGGTTCTTGGTATTGGTTATTTTCTTCTTCCATATTATGCAACAATAAAATAAATTAATCCAATTCAATAGGAAAAACATCAAACAAACAATTAAATAAAGGAACCCCAGCATTCGTTGTATTACTGATGTAACCTGAAGGTGTCCCAACTCTAAACAACTCAACAGTTATAGGGTCATACATTCCGGGTCGCCGAAAATAAGCAATGCTTGTATCGTTTGGAATTGTAGTTAAAACATTTGTTGCACTCGTAAATGGAACTACGGCCAAACGACAACGTCCATCGTTATTTTGCGTAGCAGGATTATACGAGTTATTAAACCAATTAAGCCCAGAAACATTAACAGATGCAATCTGGTCATTATTATTAGTTGAAAATGTATAAAAAACAACAGATACCGAATTTAACCGAATACCGAATGTGTCATATTTTTCATAACTATTTCCCAACAAAGTTTTCCAATTCATATTCCATGAAACCTTTGCACCTTTTTCACTATATGTTCCAACTTCATTAGAAACATCAGTTCCAATAGTTGCTGTAATGTCACAAACCCTTAATAATAAATTACTCTTGACCGTATTGTATGAACTCATAATATAACAAAAGAATAAAAAACAACATTTTAAACCAAACTTATTCATTAAACTTCTTCAAATAATTTCTGCAATGATTTGGATGATTTATAATTATCATTCTCAATTTGAAATTCCCAATCGTTGTAAATCTTTTCAATGATGGAAGAAATATTAAACATAATGACATAATCATTATTAAAAATCTCTTCTAAACATTCAAACAAGCCAAGGTATGTTTGAAAAATATGGTCAGTTCCATTAATAACAACACAATAAACTCCAGTTCCTAATTTTTCAACAAGGATAGTATTATTATTTGCTTCACAATTTAAAACGGTAACAATTTCGGTTCCCATTCCTATAAATATAATAAATAAAAATAAAAAAGAATTATTCATTATACGCTGGACTTTGTTATAGATACATAAAGTAAGTCAGTCACTTTATGGTAATTTTTGTAGATAAGAATCAGCTGATGCAATACTTGAACCCATTTTTTTCATATCCTTTGCTAATTCTTCATTCATTGGTTTTAATTCAATCAAAGATTGGTATTTACCACTGATAAAAGCATGACGAAATGCATTATTATTTGTTCCAGTGATTTTTTTCAATCTATCATATAAGGTTGTAGATGTTAATTTATGTAGATATATATTGTATACTAAATATTCTGTTGGATTTATTTTTATCCATTTTTTCAATACTTTTGCTAATCCAGCAGGTAAATCTTGTTTGTCTTGTCCTTTTGTGTTACTACCTTTATAAACATTGTAAATGATTTTCTTGTTTCTAAAATCAATCCAGTTATCAGTTTCCTTATTAATGTTCTTTATTTTAATTTCAGTGACATTCATTGGTCTTATAGGATTCATATGTTTGCCTGACATGAATTCCATAATGACATAGTTCATTATATTTTGTCTATCCCCTTCAGTTAAAGGTGTTTTCTTTTTGTAAATATAGTTAGCTTCTTTCTCCAAGGCTTTGTTAATAGTTTCAATTTCATTTTTACTAATGGATTGTTCTTGTAATTTCGGTGTCATTTCATTTTTGGCCTTTGCATCATTATATTCTTTATTTTTCTCCAATAACAAAGTTTTATACTCAACAATCCCAGTCAATACATATAATGCTGATAAAATAGTTTTGAATGTTGATATGTTCTTTTTTTCTTTTCCTTCTAAATAATTAACAACCTTGTTAACATCGTTAAAATCGTCTAAATAAAACAACGTTTTTGTTTTATCCAATTGTTTATTTAAATTCCATAACATTGATGTATATGCTTTTAATGAATTTGGGGTTAAAGTAGGTCGTTGTTCCTTAATATTTTGGGTTAATTCGTTTCTATCCATATTATACTGTAATATTATATTTCCCTTTAAGTTGTTTTTTTAATTCAATTATTTCCTAAATATTTACAATCGGTCACAATTATATTTGACACTCATATAATCCAATTGAAATCTATAATTCATATTAGAAACGCTATCATTTCTGTTATGAACTACAGGGGTATATAATAAATCAGGCATTGTAATGTTACCGTTATATGTATACACCGCATTGGTTGTCATGTTTTTCCAAATAAATGAAACTGATGTAACAGGGGTTCCATTAAAAATAATTTGCAAATCTAACCATTCTCCAACATAAGGAGAACCAGATGGCGTAAATGTATAAAGTGTTGTTCCTTGATGAACACAAGTCCAAACACCATTATCCACTTTAAAATAAGTTCCGTTTGTCAATGTAACAGGATTATCAACTACTCCATAATAATTAATAAAATCATCACCTAATTCACTGACTGAACATCTAACAACTAATTCATAATATGCTAAATTAGGGGCGAACATTTGCCATGATGCATGACTCAATGCACAATATTGGTTGTAACCAGTTGTTCTCATTTCCCAAATGCCTTGATGATTCAAATAAGAATAAGGGGTTGCATTTGTTAAGATGGGCATTGTTCCAGAACCATTGGTATTAAAAACATAATTAATTCCATTTGAAACCCAAGTAACATCATCATATTTATCACTTCCTAATGGAAATATGAAATCGTCACATAACATACCCATACCAACAGCTTGATGGTTATCTACATTTCTTGCAATCCATTCACTGTTAGGAACTTTATAAGTAACGTCACTTCTTGGAATATATATAACATCAGGACTTTGTGGCGAAAAAGTAACCTTGGATGAAAAGGTAATAGTTTCACCCTTGAATGCATTGATTTGGTTTCTAACATATAATGTAGATGCTCCATATGTGTTGTTATCATTTGCAGAACGAGTAGCCATTTTAATGTTTGAATTGGTAAAATCTTGATTTACAGAAATATTAGTATATGTATTACTACCAGTCCAAGTATTATTGCTTGACAACATAGCTGTGCCTGTAACAATAGGAACACCGTTAATATAATAATTTCCACCAGCATTTACATATATATTTGATATATTTGACATTTGATTACCATATAAATTCGTTGGTCCATTTAAAGTAATGGAACCATCTAAATTGATAAATGTGTTAGCAATGTTTGTTGCATCATATACATTATCATATGCAATACCTTGCATATTATACTCCAATGTATTGAGACGTAGATTAACATCTTGTCCATTTACAATCAATGCTTTACCAGTAGTAATGTTACAATTATTATCAATGGTTGTATAATCAGTGCCAGAATTATAAGAAACTCCCGTAATTTGTTGTTCAATATTTGAGAAACGAGTATTAACATTTTGCCCTGAGACAGTAAGAGATTTGGAAGACGATACAACAACATTGTTATCAATAGTTGTAATATCGTCAGTGGATGCATATGTGATGCCCGTTGTAGCAGTTTCTAAAGAAACGATACGAGATGTGTTACTATTAATATTGGATTCGTTATTATAGATTGTGTCATACACATTGATACCATTTAAGGTAAGAACATGCGGGACAGTGATGGTAACATTGTTGTCAATAGTAGTAGTATCAAAAATAGAGTCGTATGTAATTCCAGTAATACGTTGAGTGATGTCAGTAACGTCTTGTTGAAAAGGAATTGAATTTGTTAAATTGGAAGAAGTGGAATAAAATGAACCAGTGATATTAGACATATAATATGATGAGAAATAATAAATAATAATCCTACGGATGGGTTAATGAGTATGTTAATGCGATTGAAAAGTAGGAAGTAAAATTAGAGTAAAATAGGAAGTAAAAAAAGATGTTATTGGGGGGCTGGTTAATGAGGGGGCTGGTTAATGAGGATTGATATTCATTAACCAGCTCATTAATCTAGATTAATGAGCTGGTTAATGAATATCAATCCTCATTAACCAGCCCCCTCATTAACCAGC